TCTGCTGCTTGCCAAGATGCATACATACCCATTAATGCTGTTCCTGCTGCTATAGCTACTCCAACCCAGCATTGTGCAACTTCTCCTTCATAGTCATAGGATTTAGAGCTTGTTTCTATAAGCCTACTTTCTTCTTCAGACCATATATAATTAACTTCTGTATATATCTTCATGCTCCACCTGTTTCTAATTCAATTGATAGTGAATTTATTTGCATCGGTAAGGGGCTTATACTACGAATAATAACAGAATGAGATTCCCACCCTGAACCTGATAAAGAGTTTTTCTTGAAACCATTGAAAAAATCAATAGGTTCTCCAGTATTTTGTTGAGTTGATCTGAATAAAAATTCTTCTGTATTTGCATTATATTCTATTTCAATACCTAAACTATCCTGTATCAATGCAGTAAATGTAAGTAACCTTTTATTAAATGTATATTGATTGTCTGGTGTCGGAGGACTTAAGGTTTCCATTTGAGCCGTATAGGACAACCCTGATATTGTTGTAGTTGCAAGTGTATGATTAAGAGTTGCCTTACCATTAGTTGCTCCTGAATTTCCTACGCTTAAATTAGCATGTTCCATCCCATTTGTGCATAATCCTATAGATTCATTTTTTAAATGGTCAACTGTGAGTTCTTGTAGTCTTAGTTCAATTGCTGCATTATCAAGTGGTACAGCTACTAAGTTCTGATCCAGAGTCCATGTAGATGTCCATGCATTTATACTTGTCGGTGTTGTTGCAGATAATACTTTATATACAGTAGTATTACCAGCAATCAGGAATCTCATATTAACAGGAGGTGCAGCTGTTGATCCATCAACAATTAGTTCATCTTGAGTAATTGCTTGACTTCCTCCTTTTACTATAGGTATATCTGTAGCAAGTGGGAATATCTCAGTTCTACGATGGATTTTGGAACTATCTAAAAATATAAGTTCATTTCTTGTAATAGCATTTTCAGAGGGGAACCTATCTAAAATCTCTATATAACTAACTTCACTACCATTTATAGTTCGTTTTATCTTAAACCATACCTGGTCATAATCAGTTCTAGGAATGATAGCAATATCAGTAACTTTAGCTATCCCACCAGCATGTGTTCCACCAAATGTATGTGTTGACCATGCCTTAAACTTAACAGATCGGTCATAACTTAGTGTCAAAACTTGTCCATTATCAAGTACAAACCAGACAATTGGATTGGGTCTTTCCTGCCATGCTATTTTAATAACACTACTTTCAGAAATCATATCGTATGCCTTCATAGAAATACGACTTTGTAACCATTGATCTTCTGCTCCTGAGAACTCTAATTCCTGTATTTCTTTACCTCCTCTTTGTGGATAAATTACTACATTTGATACAACTACAGGATTTATTGTTGTTGCAGAATAAGATGTTTCTCTACTAACACTAAATGTTGTAGGTGTAACTGCAAGATTTGTCTCAGTACCATAAAGAAAATACACTCCTGCAGATGTCCCTATTGCGAGCTTTTTAGAGTCAATAAGCCACATGATTTCATCGAGGGTATCTGAATCAATTGTGAAAGTTACAGCATTAGAATCAACTATTACTTCAGATGTTATTCCTCCAGTAATTACAGGCGTATCTTGTAGTGCAAGTTCTGTAGGAGAGAAACTATAAAAGTTCGCTGTTCTTGAAAGCCAAATTGTAGAAGGTTCATAATTCGTAGATGCAAATACAAATCGTTGTTGATATATCTGGCTAATTTTAGGAAACCCATTACCTTCAAATACTCCTGTAGAGTAGTTACTATAACCAGAGAATGCTCCTAATCTCCATTCAGGTGAACCATTTGTTGGATCTGGATTTGGTGATGCATCAGTTTTAAGTTTTACTGTTGCAGTTGCTGCAGTCAGTCTCGCAGTAATTGTTCCCCATGCCCACCTGATTCCACCTCTTCTAGTTGTTGTATCTGCAAGTGGATTTAACCTGATTAACCTACCTACATCTGAATCAACAAAAACTGTGCCGTTGTTTGCATCAGCAACTTGCCAGGTAGCACCTACTTTTACTCTTGAAGTAACTGTAATATTGGAGTCTTTAAGATACTTCCTTCTTTTTAAAGTTACCTTACCAGAGAATTGTGTTCCTGAAACTGGAGGTACAGCAGCATCTAGATCAATGTAATTTATATCAAATGCTTTATTTGAAGGAGAATCAGATATTTGGAATGCAACTGATGTTGAATATACAACATAAAAATAGTTGTCTGCATGAGTATTTGCTGTAGTCCAATCAGGCCAATCAGTAGGAGAAATTACGGTCGGATCGCCAAGCAGTCTGTCTCCTGCCTCAAATGCTCCTGTATCTGCTGCTTTATTTGTTCCAAAATATGTTCCTGATCCTATACCTGTATATGTAAGAGGTGTCCCTCCTTCTGTAAATGCTAATTGGAATGTATATAATCTTGCTGTTACAACAAATAAGTCTGTGGCTGCATCTACTGGAGTGCTACCAGTATTTGCTGTTCCCCAAGTTCCACCAGTAGGATGAGTACCACCAATATGTACAATATCATTATCCTGCAATCCATGAGATTTTGTTGTTGTAAATTTATGTGTTGTAGCATTAGGAGTTACAAGAACAGTTACAGTAGGATCAACAGTACCATCTTTTATTATAATCTGAGTGTTACCAGTTTTTGCATTTGTGATATTATCTACATGTAAGTTTATCCTCTGACCAGTTTGCAAACCATGATTTGCTACAATTATTAAATTGTTCTTTACATCAAATTGTACATCAGCAATATCTTCTTCTGTCTCAACATCCGATCCAGACGAACTTATTGCCATACTCAATGTATTTTCTGCATTCACATTCCCATAAGGTCCATCTTCAGAATCATATTCACTTACAGTCCATGTACTATTATCTTCTGCTCTTGTAGTTGTAGTTGTGTCTAGTGTGCGAGTTAGTAAGAATGGTTTTCTTGTAGGACAAGTAAAAAAGAGGACATCACCACTTTGAGATGCCTCTAGTGATGCAAGTTCATCTATACCTGTGCCAGTTATCCATCTGTGGGATTTAACTAGATATGTTGTAGAAGTATTATAAACACTTAAAAGCCGATTCTGTGAATATATACGTATGAATGGCTTATTACTGAAATTTAAAGTTGCTGAAGATATTCCTGCAGTTGCTTTATTACTTAATTCAAAGTGAGTAGCATCAGTAATAGATGCAACTTGTGTAGAAGAATCTTTTTGTGTAGTAGGATATGCAGTTGTATCACCATCTAACCCTGTTCCCCAAATATGTTGACCAACGAAAATTGTATTAGTATTGCCAGTAGTTGTTACTGTTGTAGTGTTAATACTTGCAGAACAAGTTAATGTTGTATCAGAGGCACCTGAGTTATAACCTATTTCTACAACATATGCTTCAGTACCACCTTTATAGAAAGGAAAGAGTCTTGAAGTTGTATTCCCTGCCTCCGACACATATACTGTGCCTGGTCGCTTTATCATTGGCCCCTCTAAGAGAGGGATCATGTTCTTGGCTGACTTTACACCATAAGTATAAAACTCTTCACTAGAGCGACCCTGAAGGCTTTTTGCAAGTACTCCTTCAGTAAAGCGTGGTTGTTGAAATTCAAATATTGGCATTTATCAAGATGTCGGAGGAACAAAATTATTTTCAACAGCATATCCGATTGCTGGACTTGAGAAGGTTCTATGTGGTTGACCTGTTTCTCTTCTCCTTGCATTCCAGAATGTGGACTCTTCTCTGTGTTCAGGAGTCTTGTCTTTTGAGTTTGCAGACCTGGCTTCTTGTAATGCCATTAGATACTTCTGCATCATCCTGTCTTTTAATCCATCTTTACCTGTAAGTGTCTCTGACATTTCAACTGCAAGTTTAAGGGCAATTGATTCGGCTAGTAACACATCTAATGAATTAATATCTGCAGGTTCATAAATATATAATAAATTTAATGTTGCTTCATTAGATAATATATTTGGTCCTTGTACTCTAAATTTAGATACAGGCCATACTTGAATCACTTTTAAATAGTCTATAGGTAACTGGAATGTTGAATTCCACCCAAATAATGGATCAGTAATTTTGGTTAATGAAACTCGTTTCATTGCAGAATTCCAATCATGTCCCCTTAATACTGTTCGGATTACATCATCAATTCTTGCATTAGCAATCCTTGCTCTTGCATTATTATCATTTAGATTTTGAATTGGAGCTTCACCTAAATTAGATAAGGCAAGATTTGCGACACTAACTCTATTCATAATTCCCTTTTATTAAAATAAGGGGCATAGTTGCCTACACCCCCTGAATGGTTTAATCGATTGTATATTCAATCGTACAAGTCCATACCCTAGCTGCTGTCCACACAGTCGTAGTATTTGTAACTATGACAACTGCTCCGTCAGGATAGGATAGTGGTACTGCACTTGCTGTAGTTGCAGTCTGTCCACTTTCAATCCTGCGATTGAAGTTGGCGTTATGCGAAGCTGCACCTAATATTCCAGCGACAGCAGTAGTAACAGTACCAGTAGAATCTGTAACTCTAGTTACTATTGATGTTGGACCTGTTCCTACAGCAGCATCTACACCCAAATGTGCATCCCATACTCTTGCACCTTTAGGCAAATTGCCGATTACGATAACATCTCCAACAGCAGAACCTGATGCTGGGACAGTATAAGTGTCAGACAAAATACGCATTCTGCCACCCATTGAATGAGCATCGCCCATCTTCATAGGTACAGCATTTGCTTTTGCCTGTTGTGT